AGCTTCCCAAGCTTTAGTTACGAGTTCGATTCTCGTTACCCGCTCCAGATAGAGCCTTATATTATTGAAATTAATAAATAAAATATCTCGACAAGGCCCAACCCAACAACCTACCCCACATAAAAATGTAGCTTGCTTGAGAAATGTTATATCTCTAGCCTTCTGACCAACCGTTCTTTTTACCAACCATATATTGGTAAGCTTTTGTTGGATGAATTATGAAAATTTTCAAATCGATGGCGTTTTTAGCCACCATGTCGCCTTCTTTGCTGGCAGCCGACACGACGTCGGAAGCAAGATCAGCTTTCAAGGCATGGGAACCTAAAAGTTTGGAACTTGAAACCGATGGCACCCTCAGGGTCGTCCTTCCTCAAAAACAAATCACCGACACGATATACTACGCTACAATTCAGGCGGGATTTTGCCTAGGTGTAGCTTTTGGTAAACAGATGTCGGATGTAACCTCGGTTTTCATTCTGAACCAGTACGAAGCTCAAGGTTGGCTATTTGAAGGTGGGGCAGCGTCTTGCAAAGACATTAACGCAGCCCCTTCTAAAAGAGCACAAATCTTAATTGCGGCCCAAAGCAGCATACATACTGATACAGAAAATGGCTTGTAACTATTCTTTCCAATCCACTAAATCCAACGCCTGAGCCGGATCAACGCCCGCCTCTTTTGCCATCGCCAACGTCTGCACAATCGCGCCAAGCGCGCGCGCACGACCACCCGCATCAAACGCCTGCAATGGTCGCATTACGTCCAGCTTAACCGCGTTGCCCAGCTTTTCGCTTGCCTCTTGCCCGATCATCGCGGCAATCGGCATAAGGACCCATTGCGCAAGGTGGCGTTGCGCTTCCCTCACCATTGGCCCCGTTGTACTGATATTGCTCAGACTGGGCAGAACGCCGTAGACCATTTCAATGCTGGCCCGCGATGCCGCCAAGGTTTCCTTAGTCCTTGCCTTGCTCAGATCAGGTGACACGTCAGACGGTTTCAAATCGGTCTGAGGCGCAGGCCCGCCCGCCGCCGTCACGTTCACGCTTTCACGCACCAGCACCTTGCCGCGCATCCCACGGAACCCGCGCGCAAGTTCTGACATATCTGTGTCAGGGGCCTCAGGGAATGGAATGACAGATGATCCCAAAGGCGCATTTGAATAGACCTCGGACAATGCCGCTTCTAGCGTTTGCAGCAGACCCGCCGTCAAACGCGCCCGCCGCAATGGCGACTGCCCAACGTAGGGCATACCTATATCGCAACCGATCCGCAGGTGCAGCACCTCGCCCGCAAGCACCGTCATAGACTTGCCCCCGCCCGTGTCAGGGACGCCCACGCGGTAGGCCGTGGGTTTGGAATAGCGCGTGGTCAAATCCCAATCCGAGCATGGCAATCGCCCGTCCTCACGGATCACAAACACAGCTTCCCCGCGCAACGCCAGAGCGCGCCCAGCAAGGCCCAGCATCGCAGGGGTAAGCATATCGGTGCCGTCCACATCGGACAGGCTCAAACCGCCCTCCCATAGACTTACACAGCCTTGCACCGTGCCAGTGAGTTCGGCCACACCATCAACGCCGCCGATATAATCAGCCCGCGCTTGCATCACTTGCGTTGTGTATCCGGTGCCGCTGGACCGCGTTTCGGCCTAATGATCTTTTCGTTTGAATGGCCACATATTCACGCCCTCCGATATGGGCGCAGCAGATCACCCGCGCCGCTATGTTGCATTGCCCGCGCCACCCAATTCGGGTTTCGATCAAGGCTTTCTTGAATAGGTCCGATTGCGACAGACGTGCTGGACGCCCCCGCCGTGCCCGGATCATCTGCTAGATATTCCGCCAACCGCCGGAACGCTTCAGAAACGGGCGCAGGCACATCGCCGCCGCCCACTTGAGCCGTGATCTTGTAAGTGCCATCAAAGGGCAGACAGACGCCTAATGGCCCGTCTAGCAGGGTCAGGCCCTCCCAATGATCGCCCCAATAATGCGCGGCCCGCGACACCACTGGCGTCAAAGGCGGGTGCCACTGGTCGCCACCATCACCGCGCAGGGTCCAGACAACCTCACGCTCAGAAAAGCGGTGCGCGGTGTAAGCCTCAATCCGTGCCCAGATCATATCTGCGTCCAGCACCGCCGCCGCCGCAGACAGGCCAGCCGGTGCAGCGGGATAGGCCGCTGGCACGTCCTCGAATTGTTTGATCAGATCAATCATCAGCGATACCTCGCAATCTGAGGGCGCGTTGGCAGGAACACGCGGGCTTGCGGGGGCTGTTTCCAGTTGCGCTGTTCAACCTGCGCCTCAGGGTATGCGGGCCGCGTCACTACGCTGATTTCGTACAGCAGCGCCGCAAGCACGGTGCGGATGATCGCGTTATGCGCTCCGTTCTCAGGGTCGTGGCCTTCGTCCTCAATCGTTTCAGGCTCAGGCACGGCACGCTTTGGGGGCAAGCGGAACCCCGGCGATAGGCCAAGGGTCAGGCCCGCAGCGACACTCGCAAGCATGTCTTTTACATAAGACACCTGTTGCATTTCTTCTGTGATCGTCGCGGTGAAGGTCAGCGCATCATCACCGTCCACAAGGTCCAATTTGCCAGCGCCACGCGATGCCAAAGGCTTGTCAAACGAATGACCGACAAGAAAGTGAATATCCTCCTCAGGACGGTCCACACGGTAGGCAAAGGCGCGGGGCGCAATCACCTCTTTTTTCGGCCTGCCGGTGCGGCCTCCATCGCTGAGGACCGCCCGCTTGCCATAGGGGAACCGGCCTTGCAGCGCCAAAGCGCCAGAGGCCCGCTTGCGTAGTTCCAGACCGCCATCTGCAAAGCCGGTCAGCATCACTGCACCCCGGTCAGGATTTCGAGCTGGACGCCACGCGCCACAGTCACATCCATTGTGGTCAGTGCCGTCAGGCGCAGTTGCCCAGACTTGGCGTCACTGTACGGATCGCGGATCAGATCCACCGCCCCCCACATGCCACAGAACACCGGGGCCACCCCGTTTGTGGCCGTGGTCATCAGCGCCTTGCTTGCCAGCGGATCGCCAGACGGGGCCGCAATGCCGTTTGTAGTCATCAGCACCTTGCCGATCTTGGCAACCAAACGGTCCCATTCCGAGATTGCCGTGCCGGTGATCAGGTTATCATCCATGCCGTCAAAGACTTCGGGGCGCAGCAACAGATTGACCGCACCGGGGCCGCTTGCCGCGTTCGCCGTCATAAACCGCACCGCCGCCGCACGGAACGCCGCATAGGACGCCGCCGCATCAATGGGCGTTTCTGTGATCCCGTAGGTGGACGCGCCGGGGAAAATGCCCAAAGGCTCACCACCCGAACCGGACCCAAGGAAAATGGCCCGATCAGTCTCTTGCAAGATTGCCGCTGACATATCGCGCCGCACCGCCTGTTCAAGGCCAGCACCCGCTTGCTTGAGCGCCTTGCGGGTGATTTTCATCTGCACGCCCAGCGTTTGATCCGGCTTCATTGGACGGTCAACCGTGGTGTAAGCCTGAGGCCCCGGCACATCGCCAGTTTCCGAACCTGCCCAGCCCGGTTGCGCCCCGCCCGTGGCAACGGGATACTCGATTTCACCCACGCCCACGTTGATCATCTTGCACCCCATCTGAGTTGCACTTGATCCCGCAAACAGGCGTTCAATCGTGGGCATGGTGCGGATAGGGTCAGGCACGCCGCCCGCCAAGGTTTCACCCGCACGGGTTTCCAGCGCCTCAAGAGGAACGGGGATGCCTTGGAACCCGCCCGCGTGGCGCAGTTCCTCAACCATTTCAGCCGTCGCACCGTCCAGCTTGCGGCCTTCGTCCAGAGCCAAAGCAACTTGGCGCAACTCAAAACGGCCGGCCAATTCGCCCCATTCCTTGTCTGAGCGGGTTTCGAGTTCGGCCCCAGCTTCCTTGCGCTCTTCGTCCTCAGACACAAGCGCCGCGCGGAACCGCGTTTCATTGGTGCGATATTCTGCGTCCAGCGTTTCCATGCTGCGCGTTTCATCCTCGGAAGGGGTTTCCTTGCCGACAAGGCTTGCGAGTTCTTGGCGAATTTCCGACTGACGCCGGGTGATTTTCAGTGAATCAAGCATGTTGTTTTCCTTTATGCTCAGGGGGATTGCGCTGCATGTCGCGCAGCAGATCACGCCATTGCTGGCGCTTTGAGGTCAGAGGCTTGTGCCCCAACTCAATTCGGGTTTTGCGGGCGTGACACGCACCGCAAAGCATTTGTAAATTCGACAGGGTGTAGGCCAAATCAGGCCGATCACGGACGGGCGATATGTGGTCACATTCCAGCCGCCGCCGTTCGCCACACTGGACGCATTGCCAGCCGTCACGGTCCAACGCTTGCAAGCGCAGCGCCTTCCAGCGGGGGCCGCGCGTGACCTTTGCAGAGTGTCGCATGTAGTCCTTGCGCTTACTCATTGCTGCACCCGCAATTCATAGCAGATCACCACGCCATCAGGGCCAAGTGTGGCAACGCGCTCGACCTGATAAACGGTGCCGCCAATAACCAGCTTGTCAGCATTATTCGGGGCAACCGCCGCCGCCATAAACACCCGCAGCGCCGTGTCAGAGATTAGCGAGTTCGCCCGCTCCTCAACGGTGTATTCAGTCACAGCGACCGTCACCGGATGATCAACAGGTGGACCCGGTGGCGGGTCGTCAGGGTCGGTTTGTGGTGCAGGTTGCTTTTGCAAAACCGCATCTTGCCCAAAGCGGTTAATCAGCCGCGTGGCCGTTTCAGTCATCCCCATGCAATGCGCCCTCCTTTATGTGCTGGCCTGCCCATGATCCGCGCACCCTCGGACACCGCCAGAACAGCAGCGCAGGCCGCATCAATCCGGCCCATAGAGCGGCCCTTAACGATTTTGGAATTGCCCGCCGGATCAATAAACACCGCCGCCTCACCTATGGCGTGACGCAGCAGCAGGCTTTCCGAGACATGCAAATTGCCGTCAAAGACAAACCGCCGGAACCGCTCAACGTCCTCAGAGCCGTCCTTAAATCCCATGCCCCGCCATATGACGGGCGCGCGGTTGCCGATCTCTGACAAGGCGTCACCGATCTCGGATTGCTTGAACCTATCCGCGACAATCGCCGCGATGTGTTCACCCTCAACGTGACCGATCACACGGCGCAGCCATTGGCCCATCGGGACAGTCTTTTGCCCCATCAACGCCAGTTCGCCCCGCTTGTGCATTTGAATATACAGATCACCGACAGCATCAGATTGCCCGCGTGCCTCAAGTGTCGGAACGGTGCCAAACGCGCCCCACGCTTCAAGCCGTCCAGTCTCAGGCCAGAGATAGGCAACCGCCGACATAGAAGCCGATTGCCCTTGGTCCAGCCCGATCACAACTTGCCCCTGACGTGGTGGCAGATCATCGGTTTCGCATTGCAACCATTCATTCAGGTCCAGCAGTGCATCGCGGTTATCCTCTGCCACACGTTCATTGCGAGACAACAGCCGGAACCGCGACAGCGCAGAACCGCCCCGTGCCAAGGCCAGCGCCGCGTCCTCCTTAAGGCGTGTCATTGTGGGGCCGATCCCATGCTTGGAACCGGGGTTCGCTATGGTCAGGCTATCCAGATCATCAACAGGCAAGTTAGGCGTGGGGCGGTGTTCTTGGCGGTAAACGCCCGGTGCATCGCGGTCCAACCACAGCGAAAAAGGGTGCATGTCATTGCTTGCGCTTGTGCTGATAATCAGCGCCCTGCCATCGCGCTTGGAAAGGCCCGTAAGCAACGCCGCCTCAAGTTCGTCACCTTGCGCAACAGGCCAGTGGCCGCGCTCATCCAAAACGGCCAGCGTAGGGCTGGACCCTAGCGCAGACTTGCCGTCAGCAGAGATTGCCTTGATCAGGTGCGGCCCGTTGTGGTCGTCATACTGGATTTCAAAACGGGGCTGGCGTCTAATCGTGATCCGTTCTTGCACGTCCTCAGGCAAGGTTTGGATAAAGGACGCTGTGTAGTTCCAAGCAATCTTTGCCTGTTCTTGAGTTCGGGCCGCAATAATCACTTCCCGTTCAGCAGCGTCAGACCATGCGCCCACCAACTCACCCGCGCAAAGCATCGCAGAGATAGCGGACTTGCCGTTGCCGCGACCGACAGACAGAACGCCCACGTTCACACCGTCAGCGAAAGCGCCATCAATGAAACGGTTTTGATATGGTGCCAGCTTGATCGCCTTGCCTGCCAACCGCCCCGTTGGAACCGTCAGAGACTTGCAGAACCGCTTGATTAAGGTTGCCCGCTTCATACGCAACACCCCGCCGTGTGTGTAGAATGAAAGCTCCCACCCGCGCTGTGGCCCCCTGCCAAAAGTCGGGGCATTGGGACCATATCAACCACGCGAACAATCGTAACACCTCCTAGAGGTGTGTTACGTTCGTTACGCTCAGAGAGGTCAGAACACGTTACGAACAGTTCGCATGTGTTACGTTCGTTACGCTCAATCATCATCTTGAACCCTCCAAACGTGGTCGCCAAACTCACGAACCTCATCCATGTCCATCAGCTTGTCCTTGGCACGCTTGAACGCCATCCGCGCCGCCGCATCGGTTGCGCCTGAGGTCAGGCCGTGGACGCCACACGCATCGCGCCACTTGTCCACCTCGACCACCTTGCGGTCAGTCGGATAGCAGTTGCCCGTTCTGGTCGTGCCGTGGTCACGCAGCGCATCGTTGAGCGCCTGAATAGCCACCTCATTCTTGCCACTGAGCGGCTTGCGCTTAGGTGCAGGTGCCTCGGTGGCGTCCACCACTGCGCTTGTGACGGGTTCGCCGTCCTCATCCATCCCAAGCGTGACCGAACGCAGCATGAAGTGAAGCGGATCAGGCTTGGCGCGGTCACGCACTTTGCGGTTTAAGATTTCACCATCAACCGTGACCTCAATTTCATCATCAACAGCGCCCCGGAACGCAGACGAACCACGCGCACCGCGTTCGGTATCTTTGCCCGTGTGGTGGATCACCATGACATGCGCGCCCGTGGCCTCACGGATCAGATCACAGTTGCGCACAAACATAGCCGCGTCCTTGGCCGTGTTCTCATCACCACCGCCCATAGACCGTGCCAACGTATCGACCACCACCAACGCGGGCGCCTCATCCGGCATAATCTCACAGACCGCCAAGGCGTCACCTTGCCCGTGCAGGTCCAGCCCGATAGGCAACAACGTGAACGGCGCAGACGCCATGTCAGGGCGGTTACGCTTGATCGCCGCAAGACGGTTGCGGATACCCGCGCCACCCTCAGCAGCGATGTAGAGGACAGGCCCGCCGTTCACGCGCAACCCGCGCCACGGCTTGCTTGCTGCGATGTGCATTGCAATATCCAGCGCCACAAACGTCTTGCCCGCGTTAGACGGGCCGTAGAGAATTGAAAGGCAACCACGGTCCAACCAACCTTTCACCAAATAGTTGCTGGTTAGCACCGCTTCGATTTCATCATACCTCACAAGACGGTTTTCGATTTCGGTTGCGCGG